ATCTCCTGCAATGCATATTTAATCGATGAACCATTGTTAACCGCCTGAACTTGAGGTTTCCACTCCTTTAAATTATTACCACCAGTGCGAATGACGTCATCCTCAACACCAGTTCCACCACTGACTGCTGCAACGATGCTCATCAAACCAGAAAAGTCTTTGATAAATTGGATAACTTTATAACCACTAATACAGTCGACAAAGGAACTATCAGCTTCTACTACCTTAATAGGTGGTGTACCATCTGTTCCAGCAACCTGATTAATGATCTCGTAAGTACCTTCATCATCAAAACTGTTGAAGTCAGTCTCTCCGTTCAACAAAGTTGGTAATTGCGGATCAAACAAAGTAATGTCATACTCTATTTGTAGTGTACCAACGTGTTCTTCAGAAGTCGTGACCATATCACTGTATAATCTTAATCTACCAGCATCATAAGTTTTAGCATCACCTGGCATAAATTCACCACGTGTGAACAACTTCTTGTAGTGTGAATAAGCTTGCTTAGGAATGACTAAATCAAAAGATTGCCATATACTTGATTGTACGGAATAAGCATTTGACATAAGTCCTGGTATGTGATCAAGAGTTTCAATCAATACTTCATCTAGAGGGTCTGGATCATAGAAGGCATACACGGCTCCAGTGCTATCTGTTGGTAGTCTTGCAACAAATCTGAATTTCATGCTGTTAATTACATAAGATTCATATCGCTGAGCAATAACTCCAAACCAAGGTAATAATCCAGGTTGAACTGGAAAATCACCGAGTGCACCCAACTTGCCACTTGACGTAACAGGTTGGAGAAGTGTGTTAACAACCTCTGAGTTCGTGATTCGTATCGATCTCCCCCCTCCTCGGGTAATGACTTTGGAATAATTTAAAGGTGCTTGTTTGACCTTTACTTGTTGTTTTCCCAAAACCGTAGCCTTGGTACTCTTCTCGCTTTTTGTTTTAGAATTTTCGAGGCTTCTAATAACCTGTCTCTGATTTTTGATCTTCTTTTTCAAGTTCTCAATATTTTTCATGTCTTATTTTTCATCCGGAACTTTTTCGACATTAGTTGAATGGGACAATCACCCCCGTAGGACGACTGCCATGCTTAGACACATGTGTTTTCTTTTTAGAAGGACCGTTTCCTCTTTGGCTATTTACATTTTTATTTTTATTTTTATTTTTATTTTTATTTTTATTTTTGTTTAAATTTTTCTTAGTAGAAAAGGCTCTTCTATTGGGTTTATTATTTGATAATTTGGGTCCATTAACCAGCGGAGCAGGTGGAACTCCTATGGTTATCTTTCCCAAGTGGTTAAGATTCCCGGCTGCAATGCATTTGACTATCATCACTCCTAGATTCAACAAATCATATTGATATACATTCCTATCCATCAGCTCTTTATATATATCAATTGCTTCATTATAAGTTGAACTATAAAACGAATCTTTATAAGTGCAATAGTTCCAAGATAAATGTTTCATCTCTTCATCAGAAGTCATTTCTATTTTTGCTATTTTAGGTTGAACATAAGCATACAAATCAGAAATGATTGGTGTGTATGTGTCATTCAAATACAACGAGTGAACCTTCATACAAAAGAGTTCTTCATCTGTAAGGTCAGTATTTGTAGAAGAAGTAAGATGTATTTTCTTCACTGTTCTCACAATATCACAAATATTGGAGGTAGACCCATACCACACCAAAGGATGATAAAACCGCGATAAAAATGTTACGCCGAACGTATCACGCTGTACAGTTTCTACAGTTAACTTAATGCCAACCATCGCTGCAGCATTATAGTAACATTTTTCTGGAATATCAGCAGTCAAACCATCATCTCCTCCGTACACCCCTAGATTAGAAAATGAAACCCTAGGAGATTTCTTGTCTAATCTAAAAGCCACGTAACAACAGAAGGCATTATCTATGGTATTTAAGATTGAGGTTTCCGGAGAACCCGACAATCTTCCTGTTTCGTTAATATATGTCTGTCCAAACATATCACAACACTTACAATGCAACTGTTTGTTGTGCAGTGTTCTAACCATAGTCCTATGTCTTGGAAACGCAGCTGAAAGGAGTTTGTTTTCAAACTCCCTTAGTGCAGGAGACAATCTTCCATCAAAACGGCTGTAATCCGAATTCACAACAAAGGAAGCTTTTGAACAAATTTCAGCGACTCTCTGCTGCACCCACCCAGGTTTCTTAAAGCCATACCATTGATACTTCTTAGTATGCTCTGTAAGCGCGTAGGTGAATATCGAATATAAGAACTTAAACCAGTCAGGTACTGTTGATATTATACGTGCATCAGTTAATTTCGTGTAACTTTCATCTTTAACAAACGATATAACACGAAATTCCCCTTCTAACATTTTGTGCATGTCTGCATCGTATTCATCTAACGTTTTATCTAATGCTTGCTTCTGTTTTGATTTCGGGAGACGATCTCTAATCTCTTCAAAATCAAAAGGCTGTAATGTGACACCGTCAAACAATAGATTTATAAATTCATCCATAAAGGTTACAAGCTGACTCGACGCTGTAATGTACGTTGCAACATCGTGGATTCTGCCCTTTATTGCGTACTTCGATGTACGAGAATGATTTGCAGGAACAAAGGACGTTTTGTCTAAAGCAGGAACTAAACACCTTAGTTTCACGTCGGAACAGGGTGGGTTAAGCGTAACGCTAGAACTAAACACATGGTATTGAGGACCACCTGTCTTTTTCTTCTTGTAACGTTCTTCGCCAACCAATTTTCTGAACCGATTCAAAGCGTAAGCTCCACCACTATTTGCATCCTTATCGTTCAAGATCTTTGCAACACTAGCACGAGTACTGTCGCTACTTTTAGATGACATAACCTGACCAAACTGTTTTGATGTAAGTCGATAATGATTAACATTATCTTCATACACCTGGGCGATGGAAACATAATTAGAACGTTTTCTTTTTATGACTCCATCATCCATTCTTACCATATCTAAGACACTAAAAGTTGCCCAGAACCACTCAACATTCCCATGCTGAAGGAAATTAACAGAAAATCTATAAAGAGGTTCTGTATTCGTAGGATAGAGAGTATGCCAGCGGACTGGATACAAAAATACTATAGACCGATGTTCTCCGATATATTTCACAAGAACAGCATAATGTACATAATACCATAACCCAACCCTAACAACAATATCTTCCCTGCAGTAATTCCAAATTCTATTAATATAAGTATGATTTACAAAACTGCCTTCGTAATCGTACTCATTTATAAACTTGAAATCCATCTCATCTGAACTACCAGCGACTGCACGAGGAGTCGTTGTATAAATCAGATGTGGTACCAAACATGTAGCGAGGTGAGAATTCATATCTACATAGTAGTCTACATCTATCATCACCACACAGTCTTTGGTGGTGACTTTATCGAATTTTTCTGGGGCATTTACATCTTTATTCCAACGGTGTTGATGCAGTCCTCGTAGGCCATCTCGCGCATCACTAGGAGAATGACTATACACGTAAGGCTCTAGACCTAATGATCTTGAGAAACGTATACACCAGTTGCGAGCGCGCGTTCTACGTGCTCCAGCAACTGGATGAGAATGATTACCTAGATTCGTTGAAAAAACTCGCGTATCAAAGTATTCATTTTCAAAGGCCATTTTCCAGTCTGATACTGTATTCTCATCAAATCTCCAATCACGTCTAACCCGTCTCATTGAAGAAAATACAACAATCAACACCACTGATATAATAATATGATAAAAACCAGTAGGAAATGATATAACTAGAGATTGATCTAGTATATCATGAAATCTTTTGCCCAAGAAAGATCTCAATGTATCCATCCATTCGTCAGGTATGGACAAATACATTCTTAACACTTCAAATGATGGAAATTCCATCACTGTTTTAATGTCGAAAAAGTGTAATGCAACTCCAGACCAAAGCATGTGACTGCAGGTTAGGAGAAACATCAAGGAGATCACGTAGTACTTTATGTAAGTACGGATGCGATCAACTTTACTAGACTGAGGTATGAGCTCAGTATTACGAAGTACCCGCGTAGGGCCAACGTAATTAACATAGTAATTGGTGACACTATGAATGACACCAAACAAATTTTTAATTTTCTTAATAATCA